TGCATTCCTACAAGCTGGTTTTAAATTTAAACCCATAGCATCAAAGTTGGAAGCAGCCGATATAGATGCAAGGAAGTTGACTATTGAAGATATATCTAACCTGACTGGAGTGCCAGGTTTTTTGCTTTTAGGTCAAAACAATATATCAACTACCAATATTGAGATATTAAACAGAATATTTGTACAATATACCCTTAGAGCGTGGACTAAGAGGATTGAAAATGAATTTAACACAAAACTATTCCCAAAAAAAGATTGGGGTAGATATTACGTTAAATTAGATTTAGATGAGTTGTATCGTGGTGATGTAATGGCAAGGGCAGAGTTTTATACTAAACTTTACAATATTAGAGCAATTGCACCAAATGAAATTAGAAATCTCGAAGGATTTAATCCTTATGAAGGTGGTGATAAATTTGGTATGCCTTTAGCATCTAATAGCAGGGAAGTACCTATTGGTAATAAAAATAACGATAACAATGCCAAAGTACAGTAATTACCCACAAAGTGCTACTAATGCTGCAAAGAAAGCATTGAAACATAAAGAAGATAATGGTTCATCTTGTGGCACATCGGTGGGATGGACCAGAGCAAGGCAATTAAGTCAAAGACAAGGCCTTGAGGCAGATGAAGTGATACGCACATATTCCTTTTTATCAAGAGCAAAAGTATATGACCAAGGCAAATACTTTGATGAAAACGACAAGGAAATATGTGGATCTATTATGTATGATGCCTGGGGTGGAAGCACTATGTTACCTTGGGCAGAGCGTACCGCTAAAAAAATTATGGAAGACAGAAATAAAGAAATTATGGAAACAAGATATTTTAATGTCGAATATAAAAGCCTTGATAATAATATGATTCAAGGCATTGCCTCTTCTTTAAACTCACCCTATGATATGGGTAATTTTGATGAGGAGATTGATGAGGAAGCATTTGATGAGGCTGATTTTTCAGAAGCCGCTGCCTTATTTAACCACGATCAAAACATTGTACTTGGTAGAGTTAAAAACAAAACCCTTAAAATTGAAAGACAGGGTAAGTTTTTAGTATATACGTTTAATCCACCAGATACAATGGCTGCTAATGACGTAGCAACATTGATTAAAAGAGGTGATATTTACCAGTCATCATTTGCTTTTAGTTTAAAGGAAAACGGTGATTCCTGGGAGATGAGAGATGGCAGATGGAAAAGAATGATTAAAAAAATAGACAAGGTTTATGATGTATCTCCTGTAACATATCCGGCAAACCCGAATACTACAGTAGCATCAAGATCTATGGAAAGACATATTCAACAAAATGAAAAAGCGGAATGCAATTTCAAAGAGTTTGTTGAATTTTTAAACAACTTAAAAAATTATTAAAATGTTGAAATCTGATGAATTAAAGCAATCGCGTTCCGCTAAAATAGAAGAAATGCGATCTTTGATTAATGCTATCGAAACATTAGGTTCTAATGCTACTGATGAGCAAAGATCAAAATTAAATTCAATTAGAACTGAGGTGACCAATTTGGAGAGTGATATTGAAAATCATTTGATGTTGGAAGCTGAATCTAAAAGAATGGCTACTCCTGCTACCAGGGTAAATGAAAACAAAATTAGCGATGAGCAAAGAGTAAAGAAAAACTACTCTTTCCTTAGAGCAGCTAATCTGGTTGCTAACAACAAAAACCTTGATGGTTTAGAGTTGGAAATGCACCAGGAAGCAGAAAGGGAATTTAGACAGGCTGGTATCTCCGCATCAGGTAATCTTTACATTCCAAAGATGATTGTAAAGAGTGAGAAAAGAGATATGACTGCTGGTACTGCTTCACAAGGTGGTAATACCGTACCTACTATTTTAGGTGATCTTATTCCTTTCCTTGACCCAAGATTGGCAGTTATCAATGCAGGTGCTACTTTACTTACCGGATTAACTGGTAATTTAGATTTCCCTCGTAATGATGCTGCTGCTACCGCAGTTTGGGAAACAGAAAACTCTGCTAATGATGAAACAAGTCCAACCTTTGATAAAATTAGTATGTCACCAAATCGTTTAGGTGCATTTACTGATATTTCAAAGCAATTACTTGTTCAATCATCTATTGATGTAGAAAACTTTGTAAGGAATCGTTTGAGCGAAGCAGTTAATCGTGCATTAGATTATGCTTTAATTAATGGTGACAATTCAGCACAACCTTTCTATGGTATTTTAAATACCTCTGGTATTGGTTCAGTAGCTATTGGTACTGACGGTGGACCGTTGACTTATAAGCACATTATTGACCTTGAAACTGAACTTGCAGTTGACAATGCTGATTTTGGAACTTTGGCTTATCTTACTACACCTGGTGTAAGAGGATTTTTAAAGAATACAGAAAAAGCATCAGGTACTGCTCAGTTTGTTTGGTCTGATGGTGCGCCCCCAGTTGGTCAGCAAGGTTTAAGGACTGATTTACTAAATGGCTACCGTGCATTTGTATCAACTCAAGTACCATCTAACTTAACTAAAGGTGGTGGAACTGATTTACACGCGGTTATATTTGGTAATTTTGCTGAGTTGTTGATTGGTCAATGGGCAGGATTAGATGTAGTGGTTGATCCATATTCATCAAGCAAAAACGCTTTAGTTACTATTGTAGTTAATAGCTGGTGGGATGCTGCCGTACGTCATGCTCAATCATTTGCAGCGATTAAGGACGCTGATATTACTGGCATTTAAAAATTAATAAAATGAAGAATATTTTAATTGGTTTATTTGTATTTGTAGCAATCGGATTGACTGCATTTAAAAATGACCGTTCAAAAACACTTAATAGTAATTATGATGATGCGTCAAGCACATTTTATTCCTATTCAGTAAGTGATACTATTACTAATACTGAAATAGATACAATTACTATTCCGGTAAGTTTACTTAGTCCTTGGAGTGGATATTGGAGTGTTGTCGCAACTAACTTGTCAGGTACTACCTACATTTTACCAACTGTGCTACAAGCTGCAAGTTCAACTGACTACACTAATGTAGCTACTATGGATACATTAAATACAAATGGTTTGGTACAATCTAATGAAGATGCTCTTATTGGTGGTACTAAATATCGTTTGGTATTAACCGGTGTTGGAACTCAGTCTACAAAGTACACGGCTTACTTTGTTGCTAAAAACCAATAATATGAAGGTGCGGTTTATAAAATCGCCATCAGGTTCTCCCCATCTCCTTGGTTATTTCCAGGGAGATGTGGCAGAACTAAATGATGTCGTAGCAAAGAAATTAATAGTTGCTGGTATTGCAGAGCAAATAGGTGGTTCTTCCGTAGTGCAGGAAAAACCAGTTGAGGAAAAGCCTAAGATTGAAAATACAAGTAGCACAAAACCAAAAAAAGCAATTAAGAGATGAAACCTTGGAGAGTAACAGTTGATCAGACAAATGAATTATGGACTACGTCGGAAGTCAAAAATTATTTGAAAGTTGATGATGCAACTGATGATGCTCTCATTGCTGCTATGCTAAAAGCCGCAAGACAAGCGGTAGAGGCAAGGCAAAATATATCTACGCTTACAAAGACTATAGTGCAAAAGCTGGAAAGATTTCCATCATCGTACAAAGTTGCTACGGATTATGAAAATGTAATTAAATTGTTAGTGTATCCTGTAGTTAGTGTTTCATCTATTACTTATTTAGATGAAAATGGAGTATTACAAACACTAGCACAGAATTTATACGAAGTAGATACCTACAGAGGTATAATTGGCGAGGCGGTAGATCAGGATTTTCCTGATACATATTTATCATTAAATGATGTTACAATTACATATACTGCAGGGTTTGGAACGGCTGCAACAGATTGTCCATCCGACATAAGAATAGCGGTGTTAAAGTTAATAGCTAATATGTATGACAATCGTGGTGATAGCGTTTATAAAATGCCTACAGCCTCAGATGTTATGTTAAATAGACACAAATATGATTGGGTATAATAAGAATGAGGTTGTTGGTAAAATGAGGGAAAGAGTTGTTTTGCAAAACAGAACAATATCTCAATCTAATAGTGGTTTTCAATCAGAAACTTATACGAATGTTGCCACTTTGTGGGCAGCGGTAGATTATAAAACAGGATTTGAGGAAGAGGACGCTGATAAAATAGTTGGTCAGCAAAAAATATTATTTACTATTCGTTATAACGCAAATGTTACTATTAAAAGTAGATTTTCTTATCGTAATGATTTATATCAAATTGAAAGAATTGATATAAGTAATGATAGAAGGTTTATGGATTGTTTAGGAACATTTAGAACATCTTACTAATGCCAAGGAGACCATTATCGTTTAGTTTTACGGAAAGAGGTGTAGCTTATGCAAGAGCTAGAAACCAACAGAGACTTGCTGAACAAGGTGGTAAGTATGTTAGCCGTGAATATGCGATGGACATACAGATATATGATACGGATGTGATGAATGCATTGGAACATTTGAGAAAAAATGCAATGAAGGATTGGGATAGGAAAAAGGTTGATATTATAACTAATGCCTCAAAACCAATGATTGAGGCTATTAAACCACAAATACCAGTATATAGATTTCCAGAGCATTATCGTTATTTACAAAACAAATCGGGAAGAAAGATAAAGATAACTTATAAAGCAGGACATTTACGGAACAGTATTAAAGTTATCAACCCTTACAAACCAAGATTGAGAAGGCAGGATACTATTGTTATTGGTCCATTAAAACAATATCCAACAAAGATGGATAGAGGACCATTTGACGGTATTAATAAGTCAGATGCATATTATGCAAACTTTGTATTTGGTGGTGCAATGCAATTTAGAAATAAAGCCTTATTACAAGGATTTATTAAAGCTGAAAAAAGAACAGGAGACATTATAATTAACGGTGCTGAAACAATTATTGAAAGAGAGACAAGAAAAGCAGGTTTAACATATACTAGGACATAATGAATATTGGTAACGTAATATATGCTATGGTTGCAGCAAATGCAAATTTGGTATCCTTAGTAGGAACTAGAGTATATCCAGAAGAAGCACCTATGGAAGCTATTTATCCATATATTACATATACTAAAACAAATACAAATCCTACAAAAGTAAAAAATTTAGTTAGTCCAAAGGATGAGTTTAAGATTAACTTTTTTATTTACTCTAAAAATTATGATACTACAAATACTGTTGCTGATGCATTAAGGGTTGCACTTGATAATAAAAGAGGTGTATATGCCAATATAAATGTAGATTGGGTTATATTTGAAGATGAGGCAAACGGTGATCCCATTATGGAAGACAAAATATATTGGATGGTTCAAGATTATTTCTTTAAAATTAATAACGTATGAAAATAGTATTCATCAAAGACCATGATAATTTTGTAGCTGGCAATATTTGTGATGTCCTTAACGGCAAAGCAAATGAATTGATAAAATCAGGCATAGCAACACAATATTATGGACAAAATGTTGAGGTTTACCCACAACAGGAGCAAGAACCAGAAAAGGAAATGGTTTATGTTCCAATTATTATACCGGAAAATGAAATCTTTCATCAAGAAGAAGTGGAAGAGCAAATTAATGTAGAAGATGATGTTTTAACGGTTGACAAACCAAACAAGTTTAAATCAAAATTAAAATAACATAATTATGGCTACTACAGGAATTGTAAATGGTTCTTTGTTGCGATTATATGTGAATGATGTTGCGGTAGCATATTCAACATCCGACACTTTAGATTTGACAAGAGCCATGCGAGAAATCGCACATAAGGATAATACATCCGCTTGGGTTGAAGTTGCCCCTGGTCAAAAGTCTGCAACATTCTCAACCGAATTGCTATTTGCCGATGTAGGTGATGCATCAGCTAATACTAAATTTAATTCATTGTTTGACAGTTGGAATGCTGGTACAGAAATTACTTGTACCTATACAACTGATGTATTAGATGATTCAATTTACAGTTTTACGGCTTATATTGAGAGTTTATCTCTTAATAGTGCTAATCAGGAAAACGTAACTGCATCTGCATCATTAAGAATCAATGGAGCAATTACTAAAATTACTAATTCAGTTTTAGCTGCTCCTGCTGGATTAAGTGCAACTCCGGCTGATGGTAATTCAAGTGTAAGTTTAAGTTGGTCTGCCCCATCTTCTACTGGTAAACCAGCACTTACTGACTACATTATTCAGTACAAGCTGAATGCCGCAACAACATTTACAACCCTTAATGATGGAGTAGGTATTACTACTTCGTATCTTATACCAACTGGTACTTTAACAAGTGGACAACTT